ACTTCAGGTAGGGGTTGATGGAGTACTGCACGGACGTGTCCTGCTTCAGGTCATGCTCGTAGACCACAGGATTCTCCTTGACAATCGGCTCCTCATACGGACATGAGCGGCACTTGAGGAATGCACCCTTGCGCCCCTCCGCCTCCCGCTCCACAATGTCGTACAGAAAGTTGGAACACTTGGCGCAGAACTTCATTGCTTGTCTTTTGGCCTAGAGAAACGCTATCCATTTCTAAGCACATACCAATTCTACGTTCCCACATTCGTGCGTTAAAAATGGACCAATCGGACTTGGATTCTTGTCGGCCTATTCAAACAGGATGCCCGACTCTCAGTTTGTTCGCTTCCTGCAGGGCACGGGTAAGCAGACCGATTCCGGCAAGAAACGCGAGGGACGTCGTGCAGAGGAGGGGAGTGGAAGCGGCACCCACAACTTCATGCTCGGTGGCACGGTCTCTGGCACGTATCTCATCGACGAAGACGACGAGCCTGAGTTCTACAAATTGTACTGCGACCATCTCCGTCAGTTCGGGTACCTGACCCTGACCGAGAAGAGCACGCGGATTGGCGCACTCCGCGTCGACCTGGATTTCATCTACGGCAAGGAGGTTGAGGAGCATCAGCATACGCGCGAGCAGGTGGTTGAGTTCACCAAGGCGTATATGGCGGAGGTGAAGAAGTTGCTGGTGATTGAGAAGAGTGTGGAGGTCTTTGTGATGGAGAAGCCCGCACCGACCTACGAGAAGAAGGGCGACCGCTCCAAGTCGGGAGTCCACTTGGTCATTCCTACACTGAAGACAAATCGGTATGTGGAGGAAGAGGTCCGCCGTATCCTGCTCCCAAAGATGGACACGTTCTTCCCGGGACTGAAGGAGAAGCTGAAGGATGACTGGAAGAAGGTCTATGACCCGTCTCCGCTGACACACACGTCCAACTGGACCCTCCTTGGTTCTCGCAAGGCAGAGGGTGCACCGTATGAGTTCAAGTACATCATTGACTGGGTGGCTGAGACGGGTGAAGTCAGCATTGACGACGATGTACCCATTCACGTCACGCCCGAGTTGGTGAAGAAGTTCTCTGTTCGGTCAAGCCCGTCCCAGGAGACTCCACTGACGGAGCACGCAAAGGAGGCTGTCCGCCAATCTGAGGAGCCGTCCAAGGTCTCGGGCGGACGCGCAGTGACTCCAGCCCGCGGACGTCCTGCGGCCCGAGGCGAGGCTGGGTCGCGCGGCGAGTCGCCTGGACATGGAGCGTACCAGCAGCCCCTGTCGGAGGTGATGCTCAAGTACTACTCAGCTCACGTATCCAATTTGGGTGAGCAGCGCTACAAGGACTACAAGCTCTGGATTGACTTGGGCATCTGCCTGAAGAATATCCACCCCGACCTGGAAGCAGTGTGGCTTGACTTCTCTGCGCAGGATGAGCGCTACAATGCTCGAGAGACCATCGCCAAGTGGAACGGGTTCGGATTCCGCAATGATGGCGCGCGGCTCGGACCGCCCAGTCTGTTGGGTTGGTCGCGCATGGACAACTCCGAGACCTACATGGAGATTGAGAAGACGAACATCAGTCGTCTCATCAAGGAGGCCTCCGTATCGCAGACGGAGCACGATGTTGCACTCGTGGTCCACGCTCGGTACCGCGACGAGTTCAAGTGTGCCCGCTTCAGTGCTTCGGCGTGGTATCGGTTCCGCGGACACACATGGCAGGAGACGGACAAGGGTGTGTCGCTGCAGTGCCGCCTGTCCAACGAGATTGCCAAGGACTTCTTGCGAGCTGAGGCCGAGGTCTCGCGCGAGATGTTGGACACAGACCCGTGTTCATGCACAAAGGCAGAGAAGAACCCGGCGTGCGAGATGTGCAAGAAGGACGACGAGAAGAAGAAGTACATGCAGGTGCGGAATCGTCTCAAGACCGTGAGCTTCACGGAGAACGTGATGAAGATGGCCCGTCTGCTGTTCCTGGATGAGGAGTTTGCGACCAAGGTGGACGAGAACCACAATCTGATTGCCTTCAACAATGGCGTTCTGGATACGCTGAAGATGGAGTTCCGCGATGGAAAGGCAGAGGACTACATCTCCTTCTCCACCAACCTGGACTATGACCCCAGCAAGCCATACTACGACCACGAGTGCTGGGGTGAACTGGACAGGTTCATCCACGATGTACTACCTGACCCCGACATTCGGTTCTATACTCTTGCGGTGCTCTCCACAACGCTGTCGGGATGCAACGAGGCACAGAAGTTCCACATCCTCACGGGTAACGGCTCCAACGGCAAGTCTATGCTCATGAACCTGATGATGAAGGCGATGGGTGACTACGCGACCAAGGCCTCGGTGACGATGTTGACACAGGGTCGCGGCAAGACGGGTGCTGCGAATCCGGATTTGATGAGGCTGAAGGGCAAGCGTCTGGCAACGATGGCTGAGCCCGACGAGGGCGCGGCATTCAACAGCGGCTACCTCAAGGAGCTGACGTCGTCGGAGCCTGTCATTTGCCGCGACTTGTATGCCGGATCCAAGCAGATGGTGGAGTTCATTCCGCAGTTCCGCTTCTTCTTCTCGTGCAACGACAAGCCCGTGATTAACACGACAGATGGCGGTACGTGGCGCCGTCTGGTGGTGGTGGACTTCCCGAACAAGTTCGTGGTGAGCCCAACGAAGTCCAATGAGAAGCTCATGGACGAGTCCATCCAACACAAGGTCGTATCGACGGAGTGGGCCACCTGCTTCCTGTCCTACTTGGTTCACGTGTTCAAAGAGGGCAACGGACACCGGCGTCTCCAGCCTCCGAGCAAGGTGATGGCGTATACGAGTGACTACAAGGAGGACAATGACGCGATCGCCAAGTTCCTCCGTGAGAAGGTCCATGTCTCCACTACGCCCCCGCCTGCGGGTGACGAGCGTGCCTCGGTTACATGGACTGCGGTTCTGATTATGTTCAACGAGTGGAAGCGTGCAAACGACATTCAGCGCTTTGGAGTTGGCGCATCAGGTGCAGAGCTGAAGAAGCGCCTGGAGGCGGCCCACGGCAAGGTGCCTAGCGGCGGGTGGACTTCCTTCCACCTCGGCGACGCTTAGACTTGGACTTCTTCCGGTACGTGCGGTGACGACCACCCATGGCAGGCGGGGTGGTGGATGCGGTCCCAGACGCAGGCTGGGTTCCAGACGCAGGCGCGGCGGATGCCGTTGACCCAGGCATCCTGAAGAACCCAGTAAACTTACTATAGAACGAGTCGCCAGTAGCAGGGCTTGACGTTGATGCACCCATTATTACTCATTCCTCTTTTATTCTTCGCGGGCACCGACTCCACGGCGGGCGCCGATGCGAGTCAGGATGTAGGTGCGCAGGAGGCCGATGGTGAAGACCACAATTGCGAACGACACAATCAGGTTGAGCAGGTCAATGACGACCTGACCAATCTTGAGGTTCGCCGACCCGACCTTGATGGCGAACGCAGACACGCCCTTTTCAGCCGACATGGCGGGGGCCAACAGCGGGGTGATAACGCCGTCGGTAAGGGAACTAAAGAACTTGGACACGACGCTGCCAAGGTAGAACGCAGCCGTCAGGATGATGATGTCGCGTGTATCAAGCATTTGTTCTGTGTCTACATTCTTTTTAGGTATCAGTACAATGAAGCTCCGCAGTGCGGCGTTAGACTTACTTGCTGGAAAACACGCGTCCTTGCTGGCGTTTGATTGCGAGTTCTGGCACAAGGGAGAAGCATTCCTTCCTCGGGAGGTGGGTGGCTACCACTTGACGCGCACTGGAGACTCGTGGACACGTTCAGCCCCTTTCTTTGTCGTTCTGCCCCCACCCGCAGGCCAACTCAACCGTGTGTCGTCCAAGTTCTCCACCACCACACCTGCAACCGCCGAGTCGCTGGACCTCTTGGAGGAGACGGAGCGGTCCGCGCCCGAGTTTCTGGGCGACAAGGACATTGTGGACGTCTACTTTGCCGACTCCAAGGTCAAGCCTCACCTGAAGCCCGCGTCGTGGTTGAAGGGATTCGCAAAGTTGATTGGCGAGTCAGTGGTGGTGGTGAAGGGAGACATGGACCTGAAGGCCATCAAGTCTGCTTGCGCTGCACACGGGTTCACGTTCAAGGCGCCTCTGGGTATCATGGACATTGCCAAGCACAATCCCGAGTTCACCAAGCGGTGCAAGACGGCCAAGCTAGAGGGCACATACGACTGCATCAAGAAGGAGCTGGACGCTGGACTGAACAAGGCATTTCCCATCGGCAAGGCCCACAACCCTGTGTCCGATGCCGCCATGGCCATTCAGATTGCCGCGTGGCTCGTCCAGAAAGATGTTAAGTAGACACAATGGACACACGGTTTTGGGGACCGAGTGGGTGGGAGCTCTTCCACTTAATTGCGTTTCGTTCGCCCCATCCCGACGATGTACTGAACCAGATGAAGGACGTGCTGCCCTGCAAGTACTGCCGCGCCAGCACCACGCAGTACGTCCACGACCATCCGCTCCGCCTTGCAGGCTCCGACACCTCCACGGGCGCCGGCAAATGGCTCTACGAAATCCACAACATGGTGAACAACAAGTTGCGGACCCAGTGCGCAGACGACCCGAAGGTGGTGAACCCTGGGCCCGACCCGAAATTTGAACAGGTCAAGGCCAAGTACATGTCCATGAAACCCACCAAGGTCCCTGGGCGCGACTTCTTGATGTCTGTTGCCTACAACTTCAAGCCCGAGAAGACGAACATGGCGACGCAACGCACCTTCATGCACGCGTTAGCCAAGGTGTTCCCATTTGACGACTACCGCACGGTCTTTGCCGACTACATTGAGGAGCACGAGGTTGCACTGTCTTCTCAGCGCGCCTACCTCAGGTGGATGTACGGACTGCTGAAGGCCATGTCCCCAAATATCCCGTCATTCAAGGCGTACGTGCGACGTGTGGCTTACTACAAGAGCGGATGTTCTAGTAAGAATGATCGCAGCACCACCTGCCGAAAACAACGAGGAGGAAAGCGGGACCACCACCGGACTCATCGGGTTTCGCACCGAGAGCTACTTGGCAAAACAGAGGTATGAGCGTACATCCCTGTGTCTTCAAGTGTATATGTGGAGTTGGTTCGTGATTACACTCTATGTTGTGTGGACGCTTATTCCATCATTCCCATGAAGCCCTTGCGGCTCTTGCGCCCCTTGCGGCCGCTGCGGCGGGTCTTCTTGCTAGAGGACGACGACTTCTTGTAGGTCAGCTTCGCCGCCTTGATGACCTGCGACAGGCCCATACCCTTCTTGTACGTGCCCTTGCGCTTCATGTCCGCCATCGTTGACTTTACGTGAGAGAGCCAAGGGTTCGCCATTTTGTTAGTTCAGCACGAAAATGTTACACACCCGTCCGTTCAATGAATCCAGCTCCCGTTCCTGCCAGATTCCACTGGCATCCTGACGCGACAATGTCGTTGTCACCTGCATACACACCTTTGGACTTGTCGGGCACGACCAAGACCAAATTATGTGCCGCAAACTGCTTCAGCTCCTCGGGGTCGCGAGGATGGAGCGCACGAGCATAGTCGAGACGACGCAGTCCCGAGTCGCCCCACGACAGAGTGACGAGTGGCTCCAAGTCCGACCCGCGTGTTTCGGGACCCGAGACCAGAATCAGCTTACCCGCAAGTGTGTCCAGCGGCACCTCAGCCAGGTTAGGGGTCGGCGGTACCAAATGACGATGGAGCGTTTCCCGCAGAGACTTGGCCACCGCATTGAGTGTGACGGTCGTATCCGTGTGAAAGACCAAGGACAGGACAAAGGGGTCTCGCCGCAACGCGAAGAATGCCTGGTTCAACAGGGTCACACACACGGGTTCAAACTTGTCACCCGACGGCAGGATGACGGGACGGTCCTGCATATCAGATCCAATGTTGAGCTCCAGCAGTCGCTTGCCGCTTGACATGGCGTCGTCCACGTCGGTTGTCCCCGCCACGTAGTAATCGGCCACGCGCTTGCGAGGCGCAACTGCCACTTCTGTCTTCACTTCTTGTGCAATGAGGTATCCAGCAGCCACGAGGGCGCCAGCCACCAATACCATTTCCATTGTGTTGTGGCATGCTAATTTTCAGGCATTCTGAACAGAAGGTTTCGGAATGCGTTCATCACGTCGTCGGGTATCGGTTTGTCCATGGGAAGGTTCATCAGACATGCCCAGTGAAAGTACAAACAGTACATGCCGCACTCCGTGTCCTTCTTCTGGTGCTGCACAGTGTTGTAGGAGAGTCGCATCGGCTGCTGACCCGAGATGGCGTCCCACTGTCCCTGCCATCGCGTCATCAGCTCCACAATTTGCGGTTCGGGCTTGTGGGCGTAGGAATCAAAGTACGTCATGCGGGGATACTCCAACTCGGGGCGAATGTCGCAAAAGGCCGCAATCCAGTGCTCTCCGGGACCATCCGACGTGTCCGTGTTGAACACGATGCCGATGCGCGTCTTGCCCCTCTTTGCCAGCTTGTCCAGGCGCATAGAACACAGCGTGCTCACGATGCACTCCGATAACTCTGACTTCTTGTCAAAGTCAATGGGAACACATCCCACAAAGTAGTAGCCCTCAAACAGCTTGACATACTGCCTCTCAACCTTGTCAATGTCGTCGCTGGACAGCCAGTCCGTTCGCTTTGCGGCCCAGTCCGCAGGCGCATTGGGTGGCGCCATCAAGGAGGACACGATACACGACGGTGTGCCCTCCGCACACTTGGAGCGGAGTCGTGATTGGAGGTCGGACCATGACTTTGCAGGTGGCTCCTTGGGATGAGCCGAGTTGTAGACCTTTGCTAGTTGTTTGACTGCCTTTGCGTCAAACAGCGAACCGCCACTCATTGTTAAAAACGGACGCTTTTAATCTGGGGAGAACAGAGAACACAATGGAGGACCTCAAGCCCGTGCTCAGCAAGTACATCCAGACGACGAAGCGACTGAGCGAGATGAACGCCGAGATTGCTGAAGTTCGCGACACCAAACGGACGCTGGAGCTGGATTTGGCCGCCGTCTACGCGAACAACGTGCTGCCCGACAAGATTGACCTGAAGGAGTCCAAGATGACCTTTGCTGTCAAGCGCCCCAACCAGTGGAAGCGGGGTTGGACCCTGTCCAAGAAGACGCTGGACACGTACCTGCGTGACATCCTGGGCGAACGTGGCCAAGAGGTCATGAAGGAGATTATCCGCCGCCACGAGCCGACGCTGACGGAGGATGACTTTGGGTTTGAGCTGAAGTCAATGGATCATTGATGTATGGTTCGGGGCTGAGTATAGGTTGGTTTCGGGGCTCGGATGGCGTCTTCCATCTCCTTGAGGAGACTGGCAAGCAATTGGAGGTTTCGTTGGGCTTCTTTTGCATTCTCGTGGGGTAGAAATCCATGCTGTATCCGGGTAACTGCACACGACAAGGTCTGCTGAGTCTGAAGCACGCGGTGAGCCAGCGTGCACAGATGCTTCACCATTAACGTGATATATGAGTATCACCGAGAAAATATCTTTAAACTCCGTCGTCCTCCCGCTGGGTAAAGTACTCGAGCAGCTTGGCAGCCACCTCCTTGTCCGTCACCTCAAACACTCCACTCCAGTTGGGGCGGACGATGCGTTGGACGTCCTGGACTCCATCAACGATATGATGGCGGTCGACGTACTTGCGGTTCTTGTGCGTGCCGTGCCACAGATGGTAGACCTTGCCCGGTGTGCAGCTCATGGTGGGCTTCGGCATGCGACGATACTCATTGAAGGACCGCAGGAATGCGGGTTTGAGATAGCCCTTGGGGAATTCTACGCCCATCCACGCCGCCGTGCTGAGCGTGTCGCCACTGCCCGTAATGGCGTACTCGTAGAAACCATACCTGCGAAACCAGGAGCGCTTGAAGGCCCATGCGAACCCAGGGTGATACAGGTGGTTGTAGGTCTTGTCCCTGTTCATGTAGACGACGCTCGAGCGCTCTAGGGTGGATTTGGTATACGTGATGTCCAGCCACACTGCAGACGAGAAGGGCTGGACCACATCAAACTTGGCCAGCTGCTTGGACGTGTCGGCATACCACGTTTTGCTCGTGAACACCAAGTCCGCATCCAGAAACACCACCTTGGAGTAGCGCCACGGCATGCGGCGCTCCAGCATGCGGCACAGCTGCTCCTTGTTGAACAGAGCATTCTTGGCGCTGACGTGGAAAGCATCTGCAATCTCAGGCTTCTCGGCTCCGTAGGTCAACTCCAACGTGTAGTAGGGCAATTTGGCACGCTTCAATTTTTCCACCGTGTACAAATAGTTCATGAGCATCCGCTTGGACTTGGCGGGGTTGAAGAAGACCAATCCAATCGCCATGTCACAGAGCAAGGGTGTGTCGTAGACGCAGGTGGCCACGTCCACGACAGTCTGCGTCTTGGGTGGCTCCTCGGGAATACCAAGTCCAAGATTATACGCAAACGACTGCACCTGCCCCATTACTGCTTGTCGGAGAAAAGAGGAAAACGAATTGTGTGTCTCAGACACAACTCACCTCATGTACTCGCCCTACAACCCAGGCAACCGCGCATTCACCGAAGCTGATATCCATCGTATCCTCCATCGTCATGGTCTTCCCCATTATCGTGTGACGCATCGCAAGGTGTTTCAGACGGCAATGGTCCATACGACCTATGTCCGTCGTTCCGAATACACCACACCCGACGGCCAGCCTGCAGAGTTGGCGCCCTGTCCCCACGGCGTGATGCCGCTGCAAGACGAGAGTTACGAGTGTCTGGAGTTTGAGGGCGATTCCGTGCTGGGTGTGTGCATCGCCACCTACCTGCGGAAGCGCTACCCCGAGAAGAAGCAGGGGTTCTTGACGGATGCCCGCAAGGAGCTGGTGAACAATGAGCGGCTGGGTGAGCTGTCCAAGACCATGGGCCTGAACCGCTTCTACGTGATTTCCCGCCACAATGAGGACTCGGTGGCCATTGACGGACGCAACAATGCCAAGAAGCTGGGGGATATCTTTGAAGCCTTTCTCGGAGCGCTGTGGACAGACTGCGGCAATCGGTTTGCCGTCGTCTATGCATTTGTAACCTCCGTGATGGAGACGTACTTGGATGTCGACGAGATTGTGAACTCAGCCACGAACTTCAAGGACCTGTTCCAGAAGCACTGCCAGCGGGAGTTCCGGTGCACACCTGCCTACGAGATGCGGTCCAACGACCCCAAGAAGAATGAGATTGTGGTGGCCGTGATTGTGGAGGGCAAAGTCTACGGGATTGGCGTGGGGTCCACACGCAAGAAGGCCGAGCAGATGGCGTGTCGCGAGGCACTCACAAAAGTTGGGGAAGCCCCTTGCGCCTAGGTGTGCGATGACCGCCGTACGGCACCCTAGGAAGTCCACGGGGGTTAGATATGCGTGCAATGGATCCGGTGCTCTTTGGTACAGGCTTCCCATCGAAAACATCGACAACACTCATTTCAGGCCACACTACGTCTTTTAGTACGGACGCCAGAGCATTCACAGCGGC